GACATGGCCGAAGGCATCCGTAAGCAAGTCGCTGCGGATGTCGAGGCAGCACTAGAGAAACAGTTCAGCAGCGGTCCACGTGATGAGTTTAGACTACGGATGTCCAACATTGGGCGTCCAACTTGTCAGTTGTGGTTTGATAAGAACAAACCTGAAGGCAAAGCACCCTTTCCTCCACACTTCCTGATGAACATGATCATTGGTGATATTGTGGAGGCTGTCTTCAAGGGACTTCTTCGTGCTGCTGAAGTAGAGTTTCAAGACAACGACAAGGTAACACTTGAGTTGAACAACGGTGTCAAGATCAATGGCGAGTATGACATGATCATGGATGGCAAGGTGGACGACGTTAAGTCTGCATCCCCTTGGTCATACAAGAACAAGTTTGCCTCCTTCGAGGCACTAGCGCAGGGCGATAGCTTCGGCTATGTACCCCAGCTTGTAGGCTATGCTACAGCTGCAGGTATGGATGTCGGTGGCTGGTGGGTAGTGAACAAAGCTAACGGTGAGTTTAAGTACGTTGACGCAGGCGGTGTAGACGCCCCTGCAGTGCTTGATGCCATCGAAGCTACAGTGACCTACATCAATGAGGACAAGCCCTTTGAGCGGTGCTTTGAGGCAGTCCCAGAGACACACTACCGTAAGGCTACAGGCAACCTCAAGCTTGGTGTCGAGTGTGGCTTCTGTCAGTTCAAGCATAAGTGCTGGCCTAACCTGCAAACTCTGCCTGCTGTAAAGTCTAACGCACAGAACCCACCAGAAGTGGACTACGTGTTTGTTGATCCGCAGTATCTTGAGGGTGCAGATGGTTAAGCGTAGGCACACTAACAACTATCGTAGCGGTCTAGAGAAAGAGATCGCTGCGTGGCTCAAGCAGAAGAAGCATCAGTTCCGTTATGAAGAAGTGAAGGTGGAGTGGGAGGATCTAAAGTATCGAACCTACACGCCTGACTTCATACTCAACAACGGTATCATCATTGAGAGCAAGGGCATCTTCGATAATGCGGACAGGCGTAAGCATCGTGAGATCAAGAAGCAGCACCCAGAGTTAGACATACGCTTTGTATTCAGCAATGCTAACGCTAAGTTATATAAGGGTGCTAAGTCTAGGTACTGCGATTGGTGTGACAAGTATGGGTTCCAGTGGTCCCACCGTGTGATACCCGAAGCATGGCTAGAAGAAGAGGGTGAAGCGATCACACTTAACAGGGTGCCGCTCAAGACTAAAAGGAAAGATACAGATGGCTAAATGGAACTCAGAAAACCTGGCCCATGCAGATAGGCCCATTAGAATTGACGGGTATGACCCTGTAGATCGCCCAGCGCATTACAATATGGGTGGCATAGAATGTATTGACTACATCAAGCAGGTGTTAGGCCTAGATGGATTCATCGCTTACTGCCACGGCAATATGATCAAGTACCAGCACAGATATCGCTACAAGAATAACCCTGTTGAAGATATGAAGAAGGCTCAGTGGTACTTAACCAAACTCAATGAAGCATTAGCGGAGAAGCACAAATGATTACCCAAGATGACATTGACGCTATGAAGCCGCAGATGCCACACGAGAAAGTTGCTGACTTTATTGTCGCCTTTAAAGGGTCGCTTGATCCCCGCTTGTGGGTTAAGCTTATTGATGAAGAGCTAGAAGAGTATATGGCTGAGAGCTTCGGCACACCTAATCACCTGAAAGAGTTGTGTGATCTGCTGTATGTATCGACAGGGCTAGCGCTTACTTCTCCTGAACACATTGGTATGCTACTGCGAGGCTCAGAGCGTGATGTTATCCTCAAGCAACAGGCAACCGTAAGCCGCACCCTAAGCAGTGGCCTAGAGTACTACGGGGAAGAGGTATTCATCGAAGCTTTCGCACGTGTACACGATAGCAACATGTCTAAGCTAGACAGCGTGGGTAATCCTGTGCTACGTGATGACGGTAAGGTAATGAAAGGCCCTAACTATAAGAAGCCTGACCTTACTGACCTTACAGGGAAGGCGGCATGAAGTTCCACATCCACATGACATTAGAGATAGACGAGGAGGATAACATTCTTCCCGTAGCAGAGGACATGTATGAAGAAGTTGTAACAGAGCTAATTCAAGACATGATCTACGATATAGATGGCGCAGATATACAACATATAGAGGTTAAACAAAGATGAACAACTACCTACCAACGGACTACCAAGCATTCATTCACACGTCACGCTACGCACGATGGCTGGACGATGAGGGACGCCGTGAGAACTGGGGAGAGACAGTCAATCGTTACATGGACAATCTAGTAGGCGGCAATGTCGATGTAGAGACAGCGGATGCTCTTGAGACAGCTATCCTTGATCTCAATGTCATGCCTTCCATGAGAGCCTTGATGACAGCTGGCCCAGCGCTTAACCGTGACAACACAGCTGGCTACAACTGTAGCTACCTACCCGTAGATGACCCTAAGTCCTTCGATGAGGCTATGTTTATCTTGCTCTGTGGTACTGGTGTCGGCTTCAGTGTTGAGCGTCAGTTCATCTCCAAACTCCCAGAGGTTCCTGAGTTGTTCGAGAGCGACACTACTGTCGTTGTCAGTGACAGCAAAGAGGGTTGGGCAAAGGCGTTCCGTCAAGTTCTAGCACTCCTTTGGGCGGGTGAGATCCCTAAGTGGGATGTGTCTAAGGTACGCCCTGCTGGTGCAAAACTCAAGACCTTTGGTGGTCGTGCATCAGGCCCAGCGCCCTTGGTTGATCTGTTCAACTTCACTATCCGTACCTTCAAAGAGGCACAAGGTAAGAAGCTTAGCTCACTGCAGTGCCACGACATTATGTGTAAGATTGGTGAAGTCGTTGTTGTTGGTGGTGTTCGTCGCTCAGCTATGATCTCTCTGTCTAACCTTAGCGATGACCGTATGCGCCATGCTAAGAGTGGTGCTTGGTGGGAGACAGGGCCTCAACGTGCATTGGCTAACAACTCTGTAAGCTACACTGAGAAGCCTGATGCCGTGTCGTTTATGCGTGAGTGGCTGTCACTTGTGGAGTCAGGTTCAGGTGAACGAGGTATCTTCAACCGTGAGGCATCCAAAAAGCAAGCGGCTAAGAATGGTCGCCGTGATGAGAACTATGACTTCGGGACCAACCCGTGCAGTGAGATCATCCTTCGGCCCTATCAGTTCTGTAACCTTACCGAGGTAGTCGTGCGTGCGACTGACACCATTGAAACACTGGGGGCTAAGGTAAAGCTTGCCACTATCCTCGGTACTATTCAGTCAAGCTATACGAAGTTCCCTTACCTCCGTAAGATTTGGCAGAAGAACACAGAAGAAGAACGGTTGCTAGGTGTGTCACTTACAGGCATCATGGATAACCCCCTTATGACAACAAAGAACAATGGATTGGAGAAGACCCTTGAACACCTCAAAGCTATCGCTGTTGCTACTAACGCTGAGTGGGCTGAACGTATTGGCATCAATGTTTCTACTGCTATCACTTGCGTTAAGCCCTCTGGAACCGTCAGTCAACTTGTGGACTCTGCTTCTGGTATCCACGCTCGTCATTCCGAGTACTATATTCGTACTGTCCGTGGTGATAACAAAGACCCACTCACGCAGTTCATGAAGGATCAGGGCATTCCTAACGAGCCTGACGTAATGAAGCCTGACAGCACAACAGTTTTCAGCTTCCCTATGAAGTCTCCTGCAGGGGCTGTAGTAACCTCTGACCTGTCAGCTATTGAGCAGCTTGAGATGTGGCTGGCTTATCAACGTTCTTGGTGTGAGCATAAACCCTCTGTAACTATCAACGTCAAAGCAGACGAGTGGTTCGAAGTAGGTGCATTTGTGTATAATCATTTCGATGAGATGTCAGGTGTATCCTTCCTGCCCTTCTCTGAGCATACCTACCAGCAGGCTCCCTATCAGGACGTAGGTAAGTCAGACTACGAGACTCTCTTGTCAGTCATGCCTAAGTCTATTGACTGGTCTAAGCTTTCAGAGTATGAGGCCGAAGATAATACAGCAGGAAGTCAGACGCTCGCTTGTTCTGGTGATAGCTGTGAGATTGTGGACTTAACATGAAATACATCACACCACTAAACGTCTTCCTGTACTTCGTTGTACTAGGTATCTTGGGCGTAGCTTTTATTGAGTACGTCTTCTGGGCCAAGCATAACTTCTACGATATTGCTGCCTTGGTAATCTTTGCGGTGTTCCCCCTAGCGGGGGGCATTGCCGCTGGTCTAACTGCTTACATTCTACGGAAGGTAAAGTAATGTTTACTATCATCACACGTGACCAGTGTAGCTTCTGTGACTCAGCGAAGGCCCTCCTCAAGGGGGCCGACCTGCATTACACTGAGTACAACGTCCAGTCATCTAGCAGCAAGTGGGTCTTGACACTGATCAAGCAGGCAGGGCATACTACAGTACCACAGATTTTTGCACCTGATGGTTCTCACATTGGTGGTTATACTGAACTTAAGGCTTACCTTATACCTATTGAATACTAACACGAACACCACCCTTAGCTCAGCTGGATAGAGCAACTGCCTTCTAAGCAGTGGGTCGCAGGTTCGAGTCCTGCAGGGTGGGCCAACACAAGGAATACATCATGTCTCAGACTCAATTTCGTTTCGGCAGTTCTTTTCAGGAGGGTACTGCTGCTGAACAGGAGTTCATCAAACTTAGAGGAGACAACTTCATACGTAAGGCCTCTCGTATGGAAGACATTCACGAACATTGGGACGTGTTAGACAAAGAGTACGGAAAGGTAGACGTGAAAGGTGCTAAGCGTAAGTATCGCAATGGCCCTATTGATTATTCTATCCACTGGTGGGAGTTTAAGAATGTAGCAGGACGTGCAGGATGGGGTGAACCTAACGATACTGAACGCCTTATCGCATTCCGCACAGAGAATGCCTATGTGTTAGTAAACCCTTCCAAGGTTAACGCACTGCTAGCAGCTAAATGTGTGGATCACTTCCGAGGACCGTGGGGCTTAAACACACGTAAGGGTCGCCAAGACTTAGCAGCTATGATTCCCACAGATTTCTTTGTAGATAATAGTGAGTATATCTTGGAGATTGACTTTGCCGAATGATCTTGAACCACCCAAGAAGCAGACACGTACCCGACGTAAGACTAACTACAAGGGTGCAGCTGCTAAGCCTACATCAGGTATCACACCACGTACTGACAAACAGAAAGAGCTAATCGACGCTATCAAGTCTAGCTCTCAGGTGTTAATCCTTGGCCCTGCTGGTACTGGTAAGACATACGTTACCGCTACCTGTGCAGCTGATCTATATACTCTCAAAGAGATCGACAAGATCATCATCACTCGCCCGCACGTAGCTGTAGGTAAGGACATTGGGTTCCTGCCTGGTACGCTAGAAGAGAAGGCACAACCATGGGCCTTGCCTGTGTTAGACGTGCTGATCAAACACTTGGGTAGGGGTGCTGTTGATACAGGTCTAAAGAACGGTAACATTGAGATTGCACCTCTAGCACTCATGCGTGGGCGTAGCTTTGACAATGCTTTCATTATTGCTGATGAAGCACAGAACATTGAGATACCTGAAATCAAGATGTTATTGACTCGTGTAGGTGAAGGTAGTACTATTGTACTTAATGGTGACATTCAGCAGTCTGACTTGAAGGGTGCCTCTGGCTTGTCCAAGGTAATCCATCTCTCAAAGAAACACATGTTGGATGTACCCGTTGTCGAGTTTGGTGTGGATGACATTGTGCGTAGTGGCATCTGTGCCGAATGGGTAAAGGTCTTCATGAAAGAAGGTATGTAACACAATGAAATTAGAACAAGAAGCCGAAGCCTTCAGTGAAGGTAAAAGGACGCAGTTCAATCAAGCTTTACAGGAATACATGCAACCTCTCCATCAGTACCTGAATGACAACCTGCATAATACTAAAGAGCTAGACGATATCAAGTATCACATGCTAGCCGTTAAGCTTTTGTCTAGGCACTGCGCTGAAACACATGGTATCAAATAAAAAAAGGGGCCGCTTAATGTGGCCCCTCTTCTTTTACTCTGTTACTTCCTTCAAGAAACTGCGATAGTTCTTGCTTAGGTCTAGGTAGAAATCTCTCATGTTCGCTTTGTAGACCTCCTTGTTTTCTTCGTCGCTCTTATCTACGGCTTCAAGAGACTCCTCAAAGGACATACCACCGTATCCATACTTATCAGATACAACGCTCCATGCCATCTCAGCACGTTCCTTGTCCTGTCTACCCATAGCTGCAACCTCACCACGCATAAACGCTTGATAGTCACCTACACCTTCAGGTGAGTCAGCTAGACGTAGCAGTGTGTCCTTAGCGTCTTTACGTGCTAGTGTTACCTGCGCTTTAAGGTACGTAGACAAACGCATCTTCTTATCAGCGTCATCTTTAGCAGAGGTATACTTACGGGACTGCATAAACTGTTCCGCTCTTGCAGCTAGGTTACCCTGCATCTTCTGCTGTGTGAGTACTTCCAGTGCTACGTTCTGTTCACGGTAGGGATTGTATAGCTTGAAAGGGTCTATCTGCAAGCGGGTCATCTCACGTTGCAGGGCGTTCTTAGGGGGTCTACCCACAAACCCTGTGATCTGTTTGACTAGAGGATCTTGCATCTTGATAGGGCCATCACCAAAGATGTCAAACCTGATAGCGTCCTGACGCATGTTATTACCATCAGCATCCTTAGTGTACTGCGTCTGGTAGTACGTGCGTGTAGATGAGTTAGCGAACTCCAAGAACTTAGAAAGCTTATCAGCAGATATCTTAATACCTGTAGCTTCTTCTAGCTGTTTAGAAATCTTAGCACTATCAAAGTCTGGCAAGTGACGTGTCACACGCTGGTACGATGACATAGGTACATCAAAGGGAAGTACCGCATCAAGAATGTTATACAGACCTGCACCCTCTGGTACAGCGCCCTCTACAGTAGCACCACGTGTCTCAGGTAAGTAAGAAGCACGAGGGTCAATCTGACCGTAGAAGTCTTTTACTACTGCAAGAGGGTACGTGAATGAACCGAAGTAGTCACCTACTTGGTTAAGCAATGGTTCTGTGTCTCCTGCTTCCAAGGCTCTGACTAGGTTGTCTGTAATGCCAGTGCCAGGGCGGAACTCTGTAGCACCCATGATCTTGTTCAACTCTTTGAGAGCCTCAGCATTGGACTTAACAGGTGCGCCTTGCATTAGACGAGCAATGTAGTTAGCAGAGTATACGTGTGCAGACATAGGGCCAAACGCAGCCTGTCCGTCATACACTTTACCATCTTCACCCTCTACTTCAAACCACTCCATACCATTAGCGATGTTCTCTTTCTGTGTTGTGTACAGACCACCAAACATCAATGCACCCGTCATAGCCTTAGCAGACTCTTCTGTAGTAGCACCTGTAATGCCACGGCGCATGATAGTGAGGCCCGTGTAGTCAGAGATAAACTTAGCTTGTGAGGCTAGGTAGCGAGGGAAGGGAATGATTGTAGTGAGACCGTAATTGTGGATGTACTTGATAGTATCAGCAGCGAACTGGTTCATACCACTAGCATCCTTACCACCAAACCTACGTTGAAAGGTAAACGCTAGTGATTCATCAAGGGCGTTCTCTAGCATCTCATCAGGTAGCTGACTGGTTGTACCCTTCTTAAGCATATCCATAACGCTACTGCCCAGCGCTTCATTGCCTGCTTCTTTAAGTTGACGGTCAATGCTACCTGCAATAATAGCACGTTTGACCATGAAGTCTGACATAGTGTTGAGCGTGTTAGATGCAGCACCTAGCTTAGACAGCTTACTGTCCTTCACTACGTTAGCCTCTACAAGAGCAGCATCAAAGAACACCTTCTTAAACTTATCGGGTGACTCAGACTGCAGTATGCTAACCAAGCCATCTGCTACGTAGTTATCCCGTGTAAGATACTTAAGGTTGTCTAAGCTACCCCTAAGTGTAGCTCCACCCTGCTTACGGCCTTTAGTTACGGTATCAAGTACAGACTGGTTAAGCTTATCAACAAAGTCGATACCAGTCATAGCTACAGAGAAGATGTTGTTACGCATTGTAGTAGCAGGCTGCGATGTCATAAACATACGCCGTGCATTCTCTACGTCTTTGAAGTTACGCCAGATAACACCCTGTGTATCACGTGTAGCTCTTGTAATAGCTTCTAGGTCTTCCGCTTTAGCAGGAGCCATACCAGCTTCAAATAGTTCATCTACCTTCTTGGATAGCTTATCAAGGCTCTTGCGCTTAGCCTTCTTAGAGATAGCACTCTGACCCGCCAGAATCTTAGCAGCCGTTGATACTTCCGCAGCATAAGCAGAAGATAGCTGACGAGGGCTAAGCCCAAACTCTTTTGCCACATCCATAAATGCTTCTCTGTTCTTGCCAATGTTATCAGCAAGTACTTCCGTAATACGAATGTTAGGGTCAGAGATGTCCGCACCAATACGTTCAGCTAACTCATAAGACGCAGCAGACAAACGTCTGATAGTCTCTTGGCTAAGCCCACCCAATACACCTTCAGGTAGATCATTGCTAAGTAGGTAGCGCTTAACGTTGTCACCTTTTTTAACTAAGGCAGGATCAATAGCTTGCAGAACCTTTTGGGTTGCAGCTTCCATCTTAGCTTTCTTCTTAGGGTCTTTGGCTGCGTCTTTAGCTTTTTTTGAAGCGATAGCATCCGCCGCTTTAACACGTTCAGCATTAGCTACACGTCCCTCATCAATAGTATCAGCAAGCTTTTTAGCACCTCTGTGTTGCAAGGCGGCACCAGCACCGTATGTACCTGCACCTACAGCAAAGCCCAGCGCACCACTAAGTGCCACAGCGCCCTTGTCTACCTCATAGTCTAGGTCTAAGTCTTCAGCCGCTGACTCACGGATCTTCTGGTTACCATACTCAAAGGAGGCACCGACTGCACCATCAGCCATACCAGCAATAAGGCTACGCTTGATAGCCTTCTTACCTGCTGTACGTAGGGCTGCAAGAGATGCAAGCTTAGTAGCTTGGATAGCAGCCGCACCTGTACCTGCAGTACCGATACCTGCAACAGCAGAAGCATACGTAGATGGAGCAGAAGCTGTACCCATAAAGTAGTCACCGATCTTCTCACCACCACGGTCAAACAAGCCCTCACCCTTAGCGTTATCAAAGGCAAACATAAGTCTACCAAAGGCTTCACGCTGTGCAGGGTTTACTGACTTGTCGTTCATAAAGTAGATGTCTTTAGCTACAGTCATTTCGTTTGTAGTCTGGTAGCGGAAGTGTTCTAGCACCTCAGACACAACATCATCAGCTGTCATGTCTTTGAAGTCTTCTTCTGTATAACCTTTACGTCCGCTACGGAGGAAGGTAACAGCGTCAGTCAAGAAAGACTCATCAGACTTAAGGTCTGACATCTTCTTGTTTTGCATATTCTCAGGGGTGTAGTACGAGTATTTATCGGACATTGTATGCCTTACTTTTCTTCTAAGCCATCAAGAGTTAGCTTAACTACATCTACGATTCTTTCCAGATCCATTGTAGTTGCGTTAACAACATAGCGACCTATAGCGTTGTCTTGGTTCTCACGATAAAAGTCTGTGAGAGCTTGCTTAACTTCTTCTCTACTAGACTCTTCTGTGATACCCTTCTCTTCTAGGGCAGCTAAGATAGTCTGATCGTTTTCCATAAAGAAGTCAACGGTAGGCGTAGACGCTGCAAGGTCTTCTTTCTTTTTTTCTGCTTCTTCTACTGTTTTACGCTTAAGATCTTCTACAATGCGCGGGACATCGTTTGTTTTTGCAGGCGTGGTAGGTTCATCACCGCCAAAGGGGCGAGGCTGGGAAGAAGATAGTGGATCAGAAGAATTATCAGGAGGAGTATCAGCAGGAGTATCAGCAGGAGTAGTGATTTTATCTTCCACAGTACCCCCCATAATGATAGCATCAATGTCTTTATCAGTAAGCTGACCACCCTTACGCTGAATGATTTCAATAGCTGTACCGCTAGCAATACTCTGTTGCAAAGACTCTAGCTCTTCAGCAGAATCTACTCTCTCGTAGATGGCATCCAACACACCCTTACGGAAAGCGTTCAGAGACAAGTCCTGACCAGGGTTAGCCAGTACCATGTCTTTCTCTAGTCTAGCTAGAGCTTGACCTGCACCAATTACGGAGGCTTTAAGTTGTAGTTTGTCTTTGTCTTTGTTTCTACCTGATGTGGGGTTGTAGTTAGAAAAATCATAAGGGTTTGTAAGGTCAGTATTAAACACCTTAGTAGACAGCATTCTAGAGTATTCATCACGTGTATTCTTAGCTGTAGTAGCTGTGTAGTCATAGGCAAAGCCACCTGCACGGGTGACATCCCCATATGGCTGCACTGGTGCAAAGCCTGCTTCCTGCATCTCAAGTAGCTGTGAATAAGACAAACCACCAGGGCCTTTGATTTTGTCCATCTGTTCAGCGGCCTGTAGCTGCGGGTCAAACGCAAACGCTGCACGAATAAAGCTACGGGTATTAGCACCCTCGCTCTTGGGGTTATCTTCCTTAGCCATCTCTTGAGCATGTAAGCCCATGAGTTTATCTACACCCTGCTGCAGTGTCATACCTTCAGGTAGGGTAAGGTTATCTGCAGCGTTCACGTAGGACATAACCATATCAGGGCTAATATCAGCGGATGACGTACTTTTTAGATCAGCGGCTCGCTTGTCTAGTGTAAGCTGTAGATTAGGTAAGTCTGTACCATACCCCTCCACCAAAGCCAGTGTCTGTGCATCGCTTAGCCCATACTTACCACGGATAGCCTGTGCGGACTTCAGTACTATGTCTGCTGTACCCTTACGCTTAGCGTAGTTAGACTTAGCGATACGTGCGTTGTCTAGGTTCTCCTGAATCAAACGATCAAGCGTTTGCTTACGCCGATTAATGTCCGTGCTCAGCTGTTCACCAAACCCTGCCCAAAACCCTGCCATCTACTTAACCTCTTGCCATCAGGCCACGCTGTTGCGGCTCTTCTTGTTCCATCATTGAGGCATCCATCTCTGGCTGCTCTTCTTGCTCTGCTTCTTGTGCAGTATCGTACTCAGACTCAGGCTTATCCAAGATGCCTAGTGATTCCATGGCTAGCTCATAGCCTGCATCACGCTCTCCTTCGGGCGTGTCCTTGAGCATCTTAGAAGCTTTAGCTAAGATAAACTTACGCTCTTTCTCTTGCTTAGCTTCTTGGTCTTCCTCAAAACCCTCCACATAGTTTACACCAGCCTCGTTAGCAATAGAGATAATGTGTTCGTGTATGAAGGGGGCAATGATAAGGCTCACATCAATGCTGTGCCAACCTGCAGCTACACTGGTAGTAAGGATACTCTCAGCCATAGCACGTACAGGGAAGCCAATCTCTAGCAAATCTAGCATGTTATCAAGAACTTCAGGGTCATTGAACTTACTCATATGCATAGCAATAGCTTCTTCAGGATCGTTGATCTCTGGGGGATTCTCCCACGGGTAGTTCTTAGGTTCATCTGTTAAAGACTGGCCTGGGATGGGTGCTTGTAGGAGTTCTGACATTATATTGTACCTTACTTAGGTGAGCCTAGTATTGTTATTAGTTTGATCTACGGGACAACCAGCTTTTACCATCGTAGGTCTTTTCGCTGTCAGCATTACCAAATAGGTGGTTACCCAATCTAAGAGTGCCTCTCTTTCGGTTCTTCATTTCTTTCAACCAATCAGGCCTACTTACAGCATCGTTAAGATAGTGTGTAGCACCCTTAGTGGGGTCGCTGTATTCAGCCTTAAGGATAGCAGAAGCAGCTGCATAAGAATCCTGACTAGGTATAAGCGCAAACATGTCCTGACCTTGTTCGCCCTTAGCGTAGCCTGTGTAGCTATTCCATGGAGAGAACGCGCCCTTCTTAAGAATAACCCCTTTTATTCCGTTGCCGTACTTACCTGATGCTGCTCTATTAGCAATAACTGCCCCTACAGCAATCTTACCTTCATAGCTCTCACCTCTAGCCTCCGCCTCAATAGTCTTAGCTAGTATCTCAAGCTCAGACAGATCCTCAACGCTAGCCGCAGGTTTACCTACAGGACGAATAAGTCCCTCCGTGTAGGTAGGTGGGGTATTAAGAAACTCCCCAGACATGCTGACATCCTCCATGCTAAAACTTTCCGTGCTATCTTTGGGAGTACGAGCTGCTCTAGTCTTAGCTGAAAGCTCTGCTACAGACTCTAGAGCTTTTTCTGGTGTAGACTCTACAGACTCTAAAGTCTCTAGAGATTGTTCTGCTGTAGATTCTAGGGCTTCCACCATACGCTCACTTGTGCGAGACATAACACCCTGACGTCGGGATCTATCTGCGGAAACACTGTCAGTGGTAGGAGGTGCAAACCGATTACGGATAGTGTCGATTATATTTTTACTTAACATCATAATTTATCCAAACCACTTACCTAATACTGCCTGAAAAGCCATAGCAGCAAGCTTACCCTTACCGATATTGTCCTGTAGCTTTGCTTGCTCATCCGCTGTAAGCTTAGCAATAGCAATCTGAGTAGACCTATCAGCATTACCCTCAGCAGAAGCAAAGGCATAACTCATAAGGTCTCGCTCTCTCTGCCATATCTGATCCATGTTGGCTGCAGTCAAAGCATTTATTGTTTTAGCATAGTCCATGTTGCTCTGGTTCTGCACAGCGGTATTTATAGTAGAAATGTTCTGACGCCACTGCGCATTAGCCTGTGCAATTATAAGGCCATTCTCTGCATTGAACCGATCTCGCTGTTGTTGCAACTCTGCGTTAAACTGATTCAATGTATTAATTGAGTCTGCATCAAACTGACCCATAGCGTTGGTCTGAGCAGCGTTAAACTGACTGGTCAGCATACTCAGGTTAGCGAAGAACTGTTCCGTCTGGTTCTCACTTGTCGCGTTAAACTGTGATGCAGCATTGGTAGCAGCTTGGTCAGAGAACAAAGCCTGTACCTGCTGTTGAGCTTTAAAGATAGTAGTTTGTTGCTCATTACTCAGGTTAGACATGTCCATCTGCAGGAAGCTCTGCGCATTCTGTACAGCTGCCTGTTGGCGGTTACTTAGGTTGGACAAGTCCATGTTAGCAAGAGCAGAAGCCTCCGCAATAACAATAGCCTGACGGTTAGACAGATTGTTCAACTCCATTGTGTTAGCGGCACGGCTGTTCTCCAGAGCAATGTTCTGCTCCGCAGTGAAGTTCATATTAGCAATGTCGCCAATACGTGCAGAGTTAGCTACGCGGGCTTGAAAAGCTTGGTCAAACTCCATACCTAGAAATTCTGCACGTTGTTGCGCACCCAGCATAGCACGTTGCTGTCGGTTAGACAGGTTCTGTGATTCAAACTGTGCCTGTGTCTGTGCATCCATCTGAGCGATAGGCAACGCAGCTTCCATCGTTGCTTGAATGACAGCTTGGCCTGCCATGCTCGACGCACCTAAGCCTCGTGCCGCTAGCGCAGATGTAGCAGCCCTCATAGCGCCCGCAGCCCATGGAGGGGTAGCGCCACCCTCGAAGTCTTCCATGAGACTCTCTAGCTGACCTGCTACAGTGGCCTTCTCAGTAGGAGTGGCCTGTGCAGCCTGGACTTGCTCAGTAAAGGCAGCAGCCTTCTCAGCATTGGCAACGCCAGAGATAAGCTCCCCTTCTTGAATTTCACGCTGGACGGGGTTGTCCATCATGATAGCTTGACCCTGTGCTGCCTGCAGTTTAGACACAGAAGATGCTGCCATCTGCGCGGCTTCTACCTGTGCCTCTGCAGAAACTTCGCCCTCAGCAGCCTGTGTTGCATCAAGAGTAGCCGCCACTTCAGGTTGCACCATTGTAGCAGACATCTGCGCTGCTTCTTTAGCAGGTTGTTGTTCGGCTGTAGCGGCACTACCGACCTGAACAGCCTCTGCTAGAGGTGCATCTGTAGAGATTTGCCCTACAGTAGAATCGACGATCTGATCATCCGTTTCTTTTAGCTCTTTTACTTCACTTTCAACAGGGGACATTGTTTTCATAACAAGGTCTTGCTGTGCCTGCGCTAGATCAGTTGGACTAAAGTTTGATGTGTTAAGCTCAGCTTGCGTTGAATCAGCTTCCGTTGAATCAGCAACATCTTCGTCAGTCTCTTCTTCAGGACCAACGTAGCCTTCTGCTCCAGGACCGACAACGGGTTTAAACTCTGATGCATCTCCTCCTTCGTTGTAACCGCTACGCATCAAGCCACCACGAGCCATAAGAGCGCTATTGTATCCCTGCATCTTAGCAGCTACAGCAGGACTAGACTGCCTAAACTGGTCGATAGCTTCTTTATTCTTAGGGCCTGTATAGCCCAAGAACTTGGAAGCCATACGATACATCCCATCTAGCTGTGCGTCTTGCATGATGTTATCCGTGTATTAGTTTTCATTTTAGGTGCGTATGAACCTGGCCACGTCTTCTACGGGAAGTACGTATGAGAGGCTACTTGTTATGCCTTGGTTAATGCGCTTGAGTAATCTGTGCCTGCCATCCAACATACGGTATAGCTTACCGTGAGGGTTCTGCATTCCTAGGCATAGGATAGAAGGCTGCGCAATGTCTGCTAGTATGTATCGTCTAGATGTTAGACTAATGTCCTCTAAGGGTTTGTGAGAAATGGTATCTACAGGAATAGTGTACGGGGTTAGTTTACGAGACTTAGCTAACTTGTACAGAGGTAAGCAGTCTATGTAGGAGGCTTCTTCTAGAACAGCCCACTCACCCGTCATTATGTGATGCATTAAGTCTATACCCTATACTAATACGATCTGTCTCGCTACCCACACAGTGCCAAAGATAAGGAGGTTTATCCTGGATGTCAAACACTCTAAAGGTGAGGCCTGCATTATCGTAGTCTGTGACTACCTTACCGTTCTGTACGTACCTAAAGAATGATTTATTACCCTGTGCAGTCCAAGTGATGTACATGCGTTTACAAGGTACGTCGCTGTTTGTATGCCAGCCCATGTAACCTGTAGGAGGGTAATGAAAGAAGCCGCTAGGTGAAACCTTATACTGAGGAAAAGCCTCACTGATAACGCTAGTAATCTTTCTGTGTATGCCGAGTCGCTCAAAGCTTATAAGGTTATCAGCCTGTGATACAGCTGTGTTAGAACTTCTAAGTAGGGCGTCTTCTGTAAGATAGCTCTCCCAGTCAGGGACTGTGCGAACACCAACACTCCTACTGTGTGCAAGTATACTACGCAGGTTCTTAGTGATTACCTTTTCAATAGCGGCTACGTGCTGATCTTCTAGGTTAATCTTAAGCGAGGGCTGCGCTGTACTTTGCGTCATAATCTTCGAACAACTCCGAGGGGTTATGCTCACAGGTAGAGGTGAACGTAGTATACGTAGCATAGTCTACACTGTCAGGCAGATCACGTAAAGCTTTCTTGTCAGCCTCAATCTGATTAACTACATCAGTAGCGTTCTTAACTAGAGCACGTTGTTGGAGCACATCTAGCTTAGGCAGGAGAACAGCGCGACACTCGCGATATACATCTTTCCACCATAGATCTACAAGTTCCATGTCAAACAAAACAGCGGTAGGGTTATCCAAGTCGTCAAACACCAGCTTATCTACATGGGACAGCATGGCCCTCCCCTCGTCTGTGCTAGGCTCAGGCTGAACTAGGGTAGCTGCATTGGCAGGGACTACGTCTGCCTCTACAAGTTCTGCTACGGTTTTGTCTGTGTTAACAAACTGTACTTTAGGGGTGCCTACAGGGGCGTTGAAGAAGATAATGCTCATTTGAACCTCTTAGTAGATCACTACTGCAATATATGTGGGGTCAACAGCACTGATACCCCAAGAGTATGCAGAGTTGTTGTCGTTACCGCCTTGATGGAGAAATGTAGTGGCATAGTTTCTAGCGCGTATTGAGATAGCCGAGGTGCTGACAGAAGATACGTAAGCGTTGTAAATCTCAACATTACCCGCTGTACCTATTGCAGTGGTCTGACTGCTAACTCCCTGATCTACTGTGCCCACTACAGCAACCCAGTTACTACCATCAGTTCTCACAGAAGAAGCCATGGTAAGCACATAGTTACCTGTGCTGGACTTAGTAAGGGTGACGTTACGAGAACGAATAACCGCACCTGTAGCACCGTTAAAAGCGATATACCCTCTAGCAATACCCGCTACACCATCTAGGTTTGTAAGGCTTGCACCACTAATAGCAGGCAAGGCACCTGTAAGGTTGCTAGAGTTTAGTGTACCAGAGAGGCTAGATGCGGTTAATGCACCTGTTGTCACTGTACCTAGTGTTACGTTGTCGTTAGGTTGAACAGCGCTATCTGCTAGAGCCCCTTGTGCTGTAGTAGCTTTACCGTTTAGTGCTGCCTGAAGTCCGTCTACGTTAGCGATAGTGTGGTTATGGCTATCATCTACAATAGCAACTGAGATAGAAGCGTTAGCCGTGCCGTTGAAGCTGGCTGAACCTGTTACATCACCTGTAAGCTGGATTGTACGAGAGGTAGCAAGAGCAGTGGCCGTGGAGGCATTACCTTCAAATGTCGAGGCAACGATAGTCTCACTACCTACGGACCACTTGTCTTCGCTTTCATCCCAGAAGAAAGTCTTGTTATCTTCAGTACCTCGTTCTATTTCGATGCCTGCGTCTACGGTAGGCGCACCCTCCTCATCTGAGTTTAGTACGAAGAAGGTATCAGTAAGCTCACTAGTTGCTGTGTTAACAGAAGTAGTAGTACCCTGAACAGTCAGGTTACCTGAGATAACCATGTTAGCAAAGGTTACATCATCTGTCGAGTCTGTTGAGATTTGACCAGAGCTAATAGCAATACCGTTACCTGCAGAGAAGTGTGCTCTAGTCTCCTCAGCGCTGGGCCCTGTGTACGTGACTACACCGTCAGAGTATGTAAGGCTACCGTCACCGCCTGAATCGGCAACTGATATAGCACTCTTAGCAGAGGCTTGTGCTCGTTCATCAGTAAAGTATAGGTGAGTACTACCCTCTGCTATCGTATCGCTGTCGCCTTGCGTAAAGGACACCACACCTGTAGTTGAGTCGTATGATAGAGATCCCGTAGCAGAGATAGCGGTACGAGACCTGTTTGTAGTGAAGTACTGATTGGTTACACCTTCGGACAACTCGTCCGTAGTATGGTTAGAGATGTCAGATACTTGGCCTGTAACATTGCCTGTTACATTACCTGTGAGGTTACCTGTTACATCTGATACCGTACCACCTGCGACTGTAAGGTTGCCGTCTACTGTACCATTACCAGAGACTGTCAAAGCATCTGTGTCTACAGTACCGTCAAAGAATGCATCCTTGAACTGTACAGAAGAGGAGCCTAAGTCTAGGGTATTAGTCGTCTTAGGTTCTACTTTAGTGGCTGATACAACTAAGTCCTGGCTAGGGCCTACCTTTTCAATAGGCGCACCCTCTCCCGACGTACCGTCATGTGCGTGACCTGTAGAGGCGTTGAAGGCACTCTCTAGTTGGTTGTACTCTGCATCAAAGTCATCAGCGTCAATAACGTTACCATTAGCAATATTGTTTGCTGTATCCTGACGTGTATATCCTGCCATATTACTGCCTATCGTTTTGTCTAAACTCTAGCAGCGCTGTGTCTAGAGTAAATGTGGGATTTGTTGAGTTGTCTTCAATACGAAGGGCTACTGTCTTACCAGAACCAATGACATTCTTATTGTACACTTTATCTAGTTCGCCCCCGAATGTCGCCGTACCTAGCACAGAGCTAGAGTCTCCGAAAACGAAAGTAGAAGAACCTGTACTCTCAATAGTAATAGTAGCGGGTTGCACTAATCCTGCGTTCGTTGCGGCGGCAAAGTCAAACTTCATGTTAACGTCCAGAGCCATGCTGCCTGTAGGCTCTGCGTACAAAGTCATCTTGTAGAAAGACTTTCTCGTCTGCGGATCAGATAGAGGCATGAAAGGAGATTCATAAATAGCCTCAATGTTGTCCCCATCAAAAGAACTACCCCTATCTAGGATGTACACGTAACCATCTTCATTAGCAAAAGAAATAGTCTCTTGATCCCCTGAGTAGGTGCTATCCGCAATGAACGCCTTAACTCCATACGTAGAAGACCAAGAAATACCTGCCGCGCCTTGAGAAACAAACTTAGTCGCTATAAGGCCTTTAGCAACAGACCTCTGTTCTGATCCTACGTAACCAAAGATACGGTACTGAGCCTTCTCTCTAAGCAATACAGAGGCGAAGCTGTTGTAATTGCCCAGGAACGCATTAGCATCTTTAGCAATTGTATCTGAGGCAATGTCTAAGCCAAAGTCACCGATACGATCAGTAGCACTAAGCAGCCTAATACCGTCAGGGGCAAGATACATAATGTCACCGCCGACTTCCTGAATAGTATCCCCGTTAATACAACCAATGCGATCTGTAATAGGAGATACTCGAAAGTCTGCAGAAGTGTTGCCTACTAGACTCTTAATTGTGTTTGTCGTGAAGATGATAAGTTGATCACGGAAAACGGTAAGGCCTGTTACCTTTTGCCCTACGTTAATATTACCTGCACCGTTAGCAGCACTAAAATCATCTACACTAAAAGGTGCAGTAAAGAAGACACTATTATCTTTAGCGTAGAAGGCGGTATTCTTGAAAAAGGCTACGTGCTCTGCACCACTAACATCTATGCTATCAGCAGAGGTCATAAATGTAGCAGTGTTACCTGAAGCATTATACACTACAGGATAGTTCGTCCCGTCTACAAAAACAGTTTTGTCGTCGCCATCTAAGTTGAAGTCTGCATAACGAGCCTTAGACCCATTAGTAGCAGCACTGGTAGCTATACTAGTCCAAGTAGTACCTGTGCCGTAGAAGTACTCAGTAAAGTTGGATGCATTCTTTCGGGCAGCTACTATACGCCCTGCAGACACAACCTTCAGAGCTAGGATAGGGCCACTACCAGGAACAGTAGTATCACTAAACTTCTCGTAGCCTTGGATTTTAGTATAACCACCCTCTTTATTAACCTCAAAGTTCTGCAGTAAAGTGGCAGAACCCACGGCATTAGTACCCTGCTGAAGAGTAGACAGATTGGATATTAACCCGCCTCTAAACTCTATAGGGAATGTCTGCCACTGTGTAGCCATTAGAAGTGTACTCTCGTGTCTCTAAGGTATTCTGTGCGGTTGATGTGCAGGCTGCGAAGCTGCTTAATGCCCTGCTCAAACTTCTGTAAAGAAAGTTGTGCGGCTTGAATATCCCCACGAAACTGATAGACGTAGTACATAGCTCCATCAACGATTGCATATCTATACTGCTCAGGGAGGGTTGGTACGTCTAGGGGGTGATCTAAGTCGTAGCCAGTACGGAAGTATTCGTAAATAACTTCATAGGCTTCTTTAGGAGTAGGATAAAAGATAAGCTCCCGACTAGGGGTACGGGCAACATGGGTAGGTACAGAGAGGTTGTCTGTGCTAGAGTTATACTCAGAATCAGCATACTTGTCAAGGTATTCTTCGTAAGCCAACACTTTTAGTTTAGTTGTAGGGACATTTAGAGTAGCATCTCGCTTGATGCGAAAGGTGTTCATATTGATAGTCTTAGCATCATATGGGTAGCTGTAACGAGCAGTCCCTGGAGCAAGGATCTCGCTCTCTTCTACGTGGTTCCACGGCCATTCAAACTCTTCCTGATTGATGTGGCGGATGGAACTGTTTACTGCATCCTTAGCAAAGCTGTAGAAACCCGTGGTAGCAGCGAAGTTACTTTCAGTAAGCTCCACTTCGTTCAGTCTGCGGTTAACATCGTTAACTAGGCTAATATAATCATATGCCATGTCTTACTTCTCCTTAACACGCAGAAAGATAGAGCGCTCATACTGCAGGCCACTACCTGTGGTAATCTGGCATACAACAGTGTAACGCACGTTGTTTGTACCAAGGCTAAATCTCACAGTAGCTACCTGTCCTGAAAGGGTCGCTTGAACGAACTGCAACCCATTAACGATGTCGGCTTCATCTACCTGTGTCTTAACGCCATCCGCATCCTTGACAAACCAAACGGCTGCAGAAAGGGTGTCCGTACCTAAGAAGCGTGACCAGTCAACACTGTAGTCTACAATCTCGTCTTTGTCTTTGTCA